ATGCCTTTAAGAATATTGTCTTCCGTCAATAGACAAGGTTTAAGTTCAAAATCTTCATCGAGTACGAACACTGCATAATATTTTTCATTAGCAGTACGATAACGATCTTTATTCTCAACAACATTTTTAGTTTTTATAATAGCCATTTCTCTTCCTCTTTGAAGTTATTTATCGGCAAATATAATAATGTTGTACTAGATTATGTAAATTTTATTGGAAATTATTTAATGAAAGTTTTAAACCGTCATATTCACAAATTGGATGATAATTCCGTTTACGTTGGGCGACCGACTAAATGGGGTAATCCTTGGAAATCTGGAATTGACGGAACTAGAAAAGAAGTCATTGACCGATACGAGCAATATATTTTAGATTCTGAAGAATTATATGATAGTTTAGACGAATTATTTGGCAAAGATCTAGTTTGTAGCTGTAGCCCATTACCTTGTCATGCTGATGTTTTGGTAAAATTATGCAAGAGAAAAATGAATGAGGAATTCATAGAATATTAGCATAAATAGTTGTTATGAATAAAGAACGATCATTTATCAAATGGCTCATTGAAGCTCCAATAGCAGATTATCAAACTGTAGGTGATTTTAACAAATCACATTCTTTTAAAGATAAAAGAGATAGAACGTTAATAACTAATTCTAGAAGCGTTGAGCGTGCTCATAAAAAGTTCGCTAATTCTGATATGGATTTTAATTTTATATTTGTTAACAAATCCAACGCATCCAAATTTAAAGAAGTGGGAGAAGTGGATATAAACTATATCCAGAAAAATCTTGGCGATGATGTAGCAAAAGTTGTACAAGATTCTCAAAATAAAACTCCAGATTCTGTAACAATTGTATTCACAAATAATGTTGGAGCAGAAAAAATTCCTATGACGCCTTGGATAATTGCGCATAGAATAGGACACGTTCTAGCTAAAGATAGAGGAAGGGGTGAAAATTATTATTATAAAGAAGCTTCCGATTATCTTATTAACGGATTATCTGAAATTATGGAATATTATGGAAAATCAGAATATCCAAGATCTGACAGTTCCATGATTAATTTATATGGTAAATATGGAAACGAACGAAACAATCAATTAATAATGAAAAATTTCTTTCAAAACGTAGCCACATTCAGATCAGCTAGAGAAGGAATTATCAGGGACTGGTTTGAAGTATTAAATGAATTAATAGCTCAATATATCACAACTGGTAAAATAAAATTCAATGATGCTCCACAATCGTTTAAAGCAAATCGTATGGTTTATCATTGTAAAGATGTTGAATATGTAAATGATTTATTAGATTCTTTATCTAATACTATGGAATATGCTATAGATTCTATGTTACATACTACACATAATAAAATTTATGTAATGTAAGGAAATAATTAAAATGAAATTACGTGATATAATAAATGAATCTGTAACTTTTTCTATAGAAGATAATCAGTCTTATAATACGGCTGAAGATGATTTGACGCGATATGATACCGTGTTATCTATAGCGTTTTTATGCGGATATATTTTTGATTCCGAAGTAAAATCGGATCCATTTTATTATAAGTTTGTTAAAAACAAATTAGATACCAGAAATGGAAGAATGTATTTTGATTCGGATGGAGACGACTATGATAAGCCTACAGGAGTTGTCAATTTTTATGTTGATAACATTGTAAATGATCATTTTTGGGACAGTTTTAAAAATATATTGAATAGAATGGTAGAACGATTGAGCAAACACGTTACTGTAGGAAAACTTAAATTTGAAGGCGATAAAACAGAAAATGGAAGATTATCAATAACGTCCCCCAATGATTTAAAAGTAGTAAGAATTCCAATTATACAAAATAATACAATACAAGATGATTCTAAACAATATGAAATGAATTTGGCAAACGATAATGCTAGAAATTTTTTAAATCTTATTGGATATAATTCTGAAGATTTGGTTGGAACCATTTTGTATAAAGATATTCCAAAGATTTTAATGAAATTACGCAATATTCAAGATAAAAAAATATTAAACAATATTAGACCAGAAAATAAAAGTAATAATATTATCGACGTGGGGTTGGATTATTCTAGATTGAAACAATATATTGCTAATTTCATAGAATTATTAGAATATGCCAATAAACATAAATCTAATATTTCTTATTCTTAAGTTTTTACATTGAACGAAACTGTAGGGTTATTGTTTCCTCTAAAATCTGACCCCATAGCTGTCATCACACGGAATTCATTTCTTTTATTGTCAACATAGAATATTAAATTTAATCCTGTAGTTCTATTCGTTACTTTCCCTTCAAAATTAGTTTTAGATTCTCTCATTTTAGAAAACCGTTCACTCACCAAGAGTTTTTCTATCGTAGCATAGAAATCATTAGAAGTAATGTTCTGACGAGTAGGATCATTAACTAGCCGATCTAAACCAGCATGTTTTGTCATCACAAAACGATAACCATTGTTAATTAAAAGTTTATTTAAATTTTTAATTAGTACATATAATTCCATTTCACCCATTTCCAAAAGTTCAATAGATTCTAATAAATTTTGTATTTTCATGTTCAGTCTTGTTTAAAATTATTTATCCTAAATAAACTGTAAATAGGATAAATGATATGCCAAATGATGATATCAAACAAGTAGTATTAGCATTAGCCAAAGATGATACAGAAAAAGCTAAAGAACATTTTAAGTCATATGTAAACGATGCTTCTCTTTTTTACATGCTCAGTAAAGCACCAGAAGCGAACAATGATCCTCAAGAACCTGAAAAAGAATGAATAAGCTGTAACAACTTATCAACATCAGAGGATACAATACCACTCTTACCATTTGTTATGACTAAATTTGTAAAATCGGATTTAAAATGTTCGGAAGTATCATCAATCGCTATATAATTTTTGATATTAGCTTCTTTAACATAACATCGAATAAGATCGCCTCGTTCTCCATCGCTTCCCTCATATTCATTCAAATATAAAAAAGAAATATTGTCGGAAGGAATATCGTATCCATAGAGAGAAAACATTTCACTAAACCATTCTGGTTGTGCTCCGAACCTCCACATTGAAGATATTACAATGTGGAGATTGTTTTTTATAATGATAGGAAACAATGTGTCCATACATTCTTGGATTATATGCAAATCACTTTTAAGATATGGTCGCCCTAAATGTCGCTTTACATGATGGAAATTGCAATTTATATCGACGACGGTATTCAGTACTCCGTCGATATCCAAAAATAATACATTTTTATTTTCAAGATTCGGCAAATTCTCTTCATTTTTATTATCTAATAGAATTATATCACTCATTTTGCAATTTTCGCTTTCGTTAATTTACATTTACCGCATCTTACCATTGCATGAGACATGTGGATTGTTTTAATGGTTTTGTAGCGATGGATACAGCACATTTGTTTGATTGTTGTTAATAGTTTATTCATAATCACTTATTTATTGTTCACTAGTTTAACAGAACATCTACATGCTGTCAAACTGTAATAAATAGTTAATATAATTTTTAATATAATGAAAATACAAGATTTACTAGAAGCAGAGTTCGAAACTAATAAACAAGATAAGATATCTGACAATCTATATGATATAGATAAGCAACGTTATCGTTATAGAAATCGCAAATATGATGCATTATCTAGATTTAAATCTGGGGCATATGGAAAGATTTATCGAAGTAAAGATAATCCACACCAAATTACAAAAATACCACATTATCCACAAAAAGCTGATGCGTACTATGATTACATAGAACATGTTGTTAATTCAGGAATAGCAAAAATTAACCCACATTTTCCTAGAATTTATGATATTAAAAAGATTACAGATAAATCTGGACATTTTAAATATAAAATTAAAATGGAAACTCTTCAACACTTTTCAAGTATTGAACCTAAAACTATTAATGGAATGTTACAACAGTATTATGGATATGATAATGATGATGATAGTTTGTCACATCAAATATTAATGACTAATGTGCGAAAAAACGTCAAAGGTTCATTGAAAAGTAACGACGATACTTTCAATGAAGCTTGTAAATTTGTTGCAGATTTTATTAGAAATGGAAATTATTCGGAAGATTTACATATGGATAATATCATGGTTCGTTTGGCTCCATATCCACAATTAGTTTTTGTTGATCCAGTTGTTTTTGATATATGATTTGATATTTGTTTTAAATATCAAATTTAGGCCGTATGTTCATAATCAATTATTAATTAAATAATATAAACATTCATTAAGAATCTTATTTTCATTCGTTTTAAAATCATTCTCATTAACAATCAATAACCCGTATCCATTGTCTCTAATAAAATTTTCTCTTTCTATATCCCTATCAATTGTTCCACGTTCTTCACTATGCCAATAATCCCCATAAAATTCAATAATCTTCTCACCATATAAAAAATCCGGCTTCACTACTCTTCCACCATTTAATTTTATAGTTTTTTCGTTATTCAATCCGTTATCAATCTTTGTAGCAAAGTGAATGTCATCTGTAGGAATATTGTTATCAATGAAATGATCCAGTATCATCCAAAATAATTTTTAGTGTATATTTTAGTAATAATTAGATTTCTTAAAATTAGAATGCCATGTATTTTGGCGTTCTTGCCAACGCTTCAATCCTTCCTCTTCACCATACTTTTCTATGCAGATTTCCAATGAAAATGTTGTTTGACGTTCTGTTAACGCTATAGCAGCCTCTTCTTCTGTCATTCCTTTATTTAAATAATATTCAATTCTTGTGGTAAACGTTTGGTTTAATTCTTTTGTTTCATTTACTTTAGAATACATATCATTCAATGCTTTTTGACGATCTTCCTCAGATAACTCTTCGTATTTTACAAATTTACTAGAATACGGAGAAAATTTTCCTCCATGATTATAGGCTGGATTGTTTTCTCCTTTAATAGTTTCGGATAATTTATTAAGATAAGAATGATGATATAATGCATTATTATAAACATTAAATTTTTCTTTGTATTCTGTGACGGTCATTTGATGTTTGAATCTTAAATGAGCATGTAATGCTCTAGATTCCCATCCACATATTAAACATTTTGGAAAATCATCTGTTATTTTGGAGATTGTTTCTTTGTTCAAACGTTCATTATATTTTTTATTATTCTTTTTTGTTGTACATTTTCTAGAGCAACATTTTTGTCTTGGTTTGGATGTAGAGAATTCTTTACTGCAATATTCACAATTTTTATTCATTTAGTGATACATTTTCTTATATTGTTTATTATCAAGCACAATCAATAGCATTTTTTTAAATAACGTTTTAGGCTTATGAGCTATCGTCACTAAAGTATCATAGTGTAAGCATTTGCCAATTTGGCGCGATGCTAACACGATACTAAATCTATTTTTGTGATATGTATTGACAAGATCTTCTTGATAATCGTACAGATCAAACTTTATTTTACCTTTCTTAGGATGCCTGATATACACATATTTTTTCATGAAGTATACAGGATCAGTAGCACACCGTTTTAATTCTTCGATCATATCTTTAGTATACTCAATCACAATATTAGGACTTTTTAATCCCGGACGTTTTCTAGACATATTAATTCCTTATTTTAATTATCTATCCAAATTTTTATGCAACGCGACTGTAAGTTTCTGATCCGCAATCATAAATTTTGAAAATATTCATAGCTTCCATGTTTTCTTCATGGGATATATCCTTATTATAATTTGTTAATGCTGATTCTCGCTCACGATTTTATGATCTATATATTTGAAAAGATTAAGAATATGTGGAAAAATATAAAACAAAAGCTTATAAATTGGTGTTTTGATACAGAAATAGTCAAAATTGGTGACTTGCATAATAGATACGCTACGGAGCCTGTAGAAACATTCAATAAGAACGAGCTAAAATTCATCGAACGATCTCATCCTGACGTATTTGTAAAAACCCCTACAGGGTACAGTCCTATTAAAGCATCACACAAAACTGTAAAATTCACAATATGGAAATTGATATTAAATTCTGGAAATGAATTATATTGTGCAGATGATCATATCGTAATATTGCAAAACGGTAAAGAAGTATTTGTAAAGGATTTACAATTGGGTGATATTGTAGCTACAGATCACGGGGAATCCGCTGTTGTATCAGTTTTCAAATATGAAAAAGAAGACAATATGTATGATCTTGAATTGGATGACGAGGCTCGTGTATACTATACAAATGGAATATTAAGTCATAATACCGAAACAAGTTCTGCTTTTCTATTATGGCACGCTATATTCAAATCTGACCAAACAATTCTTATAGCATCCAACAAATCCCAAAACGCTATGGAAATTATTGGGAAGATTCAATATGCCTATGAAGAATTGCCAGATTGGCTAAAACCGGGAGTAGACCCTTCCAACTATAATAAATTGTCAATGACATTTGATAACAAATCTAGAATAATAGCAACAACAACTTCAGAAAACTCTGGTCGAGGATTGGCAATATCCTTACTATATTGCGACGAATACGCCTTCGTCAGGCCGCATATAGCAAATCAATTTTGGGACAGTATTTTGCCTACAATATCTACGGGAGGATCAGTAATTATATCTTCTACCCCTAATGGAGACGTAGGAAAGTTTGCTGAATTATGGAGAGGTGCAGAATCTGGATTAAATGAATTTAAAAATGGATTAGTGCATGTACCATGGGATGCTCCACCGGGACGTGATGAGAAGTTTAAAAAAGAGATGATAGGACTGTTGGGAGAGCGAAAGTGGAGGCAGGAATATTTATGTGAGTTCTTATCGGAAGAATTGACACTTATTGATACTTCTATAATTACTCCAGCGGAAATGAGAGTACAAGATCGTATTAAAACGAATCAACATATTAAGCATTCTGTCAATAGTGATAGATTTCAGTTTTTTGAATATCTCAAGAAAGACGTTACGTATTTGGTAGGTGTAGACCCATCGACGGGGAATGGTAATGATGGTGGTGTTATACAAGTATTTGAATTTCCTTCTATGATACAAGTGATGGAATATTGTACGAATACGTTGTCTCCGCAGATCATGTATACAGAATTAAAATCTATTTTGAAATTTTTGGAACAGGCTACGGAGGAAATTTATTTTAGTGTAGAGAACAATGGTGTTGGTCAAGGTGTATTGGCGTCATATGAAGGTGACACGGACCCTCCTTTGGCAGCGTTGGTATCTGATGCTGGTAGTAAGATGAAAGGTGTCAATAGTAATGCTAAGAGTAAAATGCGTGCTTGCATACAATTTAAGGAAGCGTTTGAGCGTGGTAAGCTTACATTAAATTCTCCAGAATTGTTAAAAGAATTGAAATCGTTTGTTAGGCATTCTGGATCATATGCTGCACAGACCGGAGCTACGGATGATAGGATAATGGCGTGTATGGTATGTTATTATATTATTCAACAGTTAGCTACCAATAATAGTGAAGCTTACGATATGATATATTCGGTAGCTTCGGAAATAGAAAGTCGGCATAGTTGGAAGGTACCTGATGAAGAAACGGAATTTGAATATTTAAGTAATGATGACACCAGTCGTTCAGATGTATTGGAACAACTTTTTGATAGTTTGCATGGTCGCCCAACAAATTCCGGTGTATTGTTTTGACAATTTGTGGAAAATGTGGTATAATTGGAAAAAGGAAAAGTAAAAAATGAAAAAGAGTAATAAGCTAACTAAAAAAGAGTATTTGGACGATGGGATAGAAGTTGACGTTGGATTTGCAATTGATAGTCTACTATCGTGTAGATTCGCTTCCCATTATAATTATAAAATTGGCGATCAATTAAATTATCAAACCGCTGCCGGCAAGTTCTCTTATGGAAAAGAGGTTCCTAACGAATGTATGGGTCAGGTAATTGAGTCAAAATTTTCAGTCAGATTTCACCCGAATGTTGGTTATATAACATGGTTGGTACGTGATCAAATAGGGACGCGCAGTGCATTTATTCACCCTTATACACTTAAGAAGCATTCTACAAAACCTGAGATCAAAGAATGGTTGAGTAATTATAAGCCGGGTGACGTAGTAACGATTAATGAATATTTTGCAGGACTTGGAACTCCTATGCCTAAAATAGTTTATAGAGAACCTTTGCTTGATGTGCCGATAAATCTGAATTTGGCAATTAAAGGAAATGACTTAGATTTACAAGAACATGAGGTTGCAGAACGAAAAGAACTCGACGAATTAATTAACAAAAATATTGACCGTATTAATGCAGCTACAATTGTATTAGAAGAAGATGATTTTGTTTTTGATGATGTTTATGTTTTCAGATTTGGAATTTCCAGTATGCTCGAAAACGATTTTATTTAAGGGAAAATAAAAATGAAAGTTAGTATAAAGGAACGTACAATAGTAATAGATGATTACACATTTCAGCCAAATTTGTCAGTTGTATGTGAAATCAAAATTCCACTATCGCCTATGATTGCTGAAGAGTTACGAACTAAAGAATACTTTGATATAATTTACCAAGAACTGGGTAAAGCGGTATTTGAAGAAATAGATAAAACTATAAGTGAACATAAATAATTTAATGCAAATTAAAGAAACGTACATAGACATTGACGGTGAAATGTTATTAGAACTTTCATTGTCAAATCTTAAAAATAATGTAAACCGAGCATTTGGACCGGAGCGTAATCAAAAGGCTCCCAAAACTCGTGTAACGAATTATCAGGCCATTCCGTCTGTACAGGACAAAACTCTACTACTTAAGTTTAAAGTGTCGGGAGAAACGTCTCCTTACGCTGTAGAGGTACGTTTTTTAAATGTTAAATACGGACAAGAAGGAGATGGATTATCTTCTATTGTTGCTATGGATGGCAATACGTATTATTTTAAGCAATTCACCCAATCGCAGACACAAGCGAAAGTGAAATGCAACTGTTTGGATTTTTATTATAGGTTTTCGGTATGGAACCATGGTAAAAATTCATTAGAAGGCGATCCTCCACCGCCATATGTGAGGAAAACAGATTATATGCCGCCAGTTAACCCTACAAAGACTCCGGGATTATGTAAGCACATCATGAAGGTGATGGAATTTCTTCGTGGTGAGAATATAATTCGATAAGAATTATTTAATATCATTCAGTTGACTTTTAGAAAACTTTATTGTATAATCGGACTATCTTGAAAAAGATAAATACAATTACAATTAGAATTAGCTAGTTGTAATTTAGAACTTATTAGAACAAAAGGAAAAATAAAAATGAGTAATAAGAAATTAGATGCATTAAAAGCGTTGTTTAAGAAAGAGAAGGAAAAACAGAGTGGTGAAGGTACAAAGCGTAGCCGTGGTGATTTTTGGCCTTTTTGGGAAATGAACGTTGGTGAAAAGGCTAAAGTACGTCTTCTCCCTGACAAGAATGAAGAAAACCCTTTTCAATTTTATGTTGAAAAACTAGAACATAAACTTGCTATTGATGGGAAAACGGAAACCATCCCATGCTTAGAGATGTATGGCGAAAAATGTCCTATATCTGATCTATCTCGCAAATTCTATAAAGAAGAAGGCAAAGGTTCTGCAAATGGAAAGTATTATTATAGAAAGAAATCCAATATAGTGAGATTGTTGGTATTAGAAGATCCTCTTCCTCCTGATGAGGAAACTGGCGAAACTGCCGTAGGTAAGGTAGTTACTACTCAACTTGGTTACCAATTAATGGAAAAAATCAAGGAAGAAATTAGCAGTGATGATCTTGATGAACTTCCATGGGATATCGAGAAGGGTTATGATTTCATTATAAAGAAAACGGCTCAAGGGGAACATGGTACGTATGCCGTTGGAAGTGGATTTGCGCGTAGACCATCTGCAATTCCAGAAGAATATTTGGATGCCGTACAAGAAGGTCTTATAGATTTAGAAACATTATTGCCTTCAAATCCCGGCTATGAATTTGTTAAACGTAAACTAGATGCTCATCTAAATGGATCAGACGATTCTGATGCTGATGAAGGTGTTTCTGATGTCAAAACAAGTACGTCAAATTCAAAAGCATCAAACGATAAAGTTGATGATGACGATACTAATGATGCTTTGACAAATGATTCATCTGATGATGACGATGATGACATTTTGGCACAAATTAGGCGCAATCGCCGTAAGTAAAATGGGGTGGTGAAGGGAATAGGAAAGATTCCTATTCCCTTTTTATTTTTCAATAATAAAGGAAATTTATGAGTTTTTTAACAGATTTTGTAAAAGACACCAAGAAGCTTGAAGGTGTTTCTATCAGTGCTCCGGGTCCAACATTTTGGATTAGTACTGGTAATTATGTTCTGAATAAAATATTATCAGGCAAATATTTAGGAGGAATCGGGCAAGGTAAGCTTGCAATGTTGGCTGGGCCATCTAGTGCAGGCAAATCATTTCTTACGGCAAATATTATTAAAAGTGCCCAAGATATGGGGATGGGGATTTTATTAGTAGATTCAGAAAATGCTCAAGATGATAGTTTTGTTCGTAACGTTGGAGTAAATCCTGATGATGAATATTATGTGTATCGTGGAGTATCTACTGTAGCTCAAGGAGTAAATGTTATATCAGCGTTTCTTAAATCATATAGAAAGCATAATGAAGCAAAACCATTTTTAATTGTTGTGGATTCTTTAGATGCTATGCTTACAGAGAGTCAAATGAAAGCATATATTGATGGCGACGTGAAAGGTGATCAAGGGCAACATGCCAAACAATTAAAAGCAATGCTGTCTCCGTTCATGCATGACATTAAGGATCTAAATGTTGCAATACTATGCACAAAACAAGTGTATAAAAATCAAGACTCAATTGCGGCCAAGAATCCAATCAACGAATACTTGATGACAGAAGCGTTGAAATATCCATTTAGTCAAATTCTTTTGGTTACACGCTTGATGCTGAAAAATGATCTAACTAAAACATTTGAAGGAATTAAACTAAAGGCTTTTGGATTGAAAACAAGATTCACAAAGCCATTCCAACAAGCTAAGATTGAAGTTCCTTATGATACCGGAATGGATAAATTTGCAGGACTATTAGAGGTTGCAGAATCTTTAGGAGTTGTAACTAAAGCTGGTTCATGGTATACTTTTGGAGAGAAAAAATTTCAATCGAAAAATTTTTCGGATGTTCAAAAAGACGTATTACAAGTATTAATTGAAAAAGAACATGAGGTGCTAAATGTTTCAGTGGATGAAGAAGAAGAAACAATTCCCGAAGATTGATGCGGAAAATGATATTCGAGATGTATTGAATAATATGTCAATATATGATATTCTTATAATCAGAGATGAAACATTTTCGGAATTAACGAAACAGGCTTTAAGTCCTGTTTCGATAGAGATTGAGAAATTTATTTTACATTATGCGGCAGAGAAAGACAAAGCGTTTATACAAACAGTTGAGCGGGTGATGCGCAATGTAATACGAATTAGTGGAATATGTTTAAATTCACAAAATGAACAATCTGCCACTTTTTCTTTCATTTTACCAATTCATTTAATTAAATTGGCAACTATGAATAATAGCATTAACGATTTATTAATATTTACGGATGAATTCAAATTGTTATTAGAAAATAAAGAAATAAATGAAAACGAAATAAAAGAAATTATGGAAGAGTTCACTAATAACGAATTCAGATCATTAAAAATGGTAGATTCGTTTAATGCTAAAGCAAATTTTGATTATCAAAATTTATTTCCAGAATTAATTACAAAAAATTTATCAATAGATCAACAATTTGTATTTGATTTTTATAAGAACAATGGAACAGTAAATTGAACACTAAAGACCAATTAGAAAAATCTTTAAATTCTATTGATGATAGAATTGATAAATGGGAAACTGATATAAGATTGGATGGTAAAAACATTCAATCTGCTATCGTAGAACAAGCATCGTTAGTTGCATATTACGATCAAATTGCTGTAGAAGCTTCGTATATCGTAGATTATATGGAAATGCAAGTAAAAAAGGTTAGAGCAGAAAGAATAAAATTCATTAAAGAATCATTTGCAAAAGATTATACGGATACTGCTATCAATAAAGTAGTAGAAGGTGATAAAGAATTTAATAAAACATATTCTATGCTATTAGAAGCTAAAACCTCTTACGAAAAATGTAAATCTATTGTAGAAGCATTTAGACAGAGAGCATATTGTCTTAATAATTTAGTCAAAATATATGAAAACGAGTTACAAAATATTACAATAAGATTATGACAAAAATTGCTACTATAAAAATACTTGATGAAATTAACATTGCTGTAATAGGAATAACCATAGATGAATACAAATATTTTTACGAAAAATTTGGTTATTTTGACAAAGGATACAGATTTAAGCCTGCTTATACATTAGGCAGATGGGATGGAAAAATACGTTTATTCAGTGAAGCAGGAAAAACGTCAATACATTTTGTTGAAGATATTATTCCTGATTTAAAGGAATTTGGATATAAAATAAAATTGATAGATAACAGAAATCCTGTGACATTTGATATTCCTTTAATTGAAAAAAATTATTTTTCAGATTATGAAATAACATTGGGAGATCATCAGGTTGAATGTATCAATGCTCTGATTGAAAATCGTGGAGGCATTGCTATTGCTGCAACAGGAGCGGGAAAATCTTATGTTATAGGCGCATTAATGAAATTAATTAATGATAATATGAATTTTAGAACTATTGTCATTGTTCCAACAACAGATTTAGTGCTTCAAACTGCTGAAGAAATTAAACTATTTGGTAATGATGTTGGTGTATATTATGGTAAAGAAAAACAATTAAATAAAAAACATATAGTGTCTACTTGGCAATCATTACAAAATTCTCCAGAAATTTTGGGAAATTATCAAGCTGTTATTGTTGATGAAGCTCACGGTACCAAATCTAATACGCTTAAAAGTCTTATTGTAGGTTATGCTAACCGTGCAGTTTTTATAGCAGGTGTGACAGGAACATTACCTAAAGATAAAAGTGAATTTGAACAAGTTAGATATGTGCTTGGTAAAGAAGTTGCCAATGTTGGCGGAAAGTTCTTGATAGATTTAGGGTGGCTTGCTAAATTAAAATTAAGTACAATTCAAATAAAAGAAAATTTTACAGAAGCATGGGAGACTTGGAAAAGAATTAAAGACCCAGATACACCAGTATCGTCTTTAAAAGAATTTAAAGAAAACTATTTTCCAGATTTTAAATCAGAAAGAACGTGGCTTGCAAAAAATTTAAAAAGAAATGAATTTTTAGCTGATTTTATAGATATTAGCACAAAAAAATGTGGCAATTCTTTTGTGTTAGTTAATGGGGTAGATTTTGGCAGACGTTTATCAAAATTGGTGCCCAATTCTGTTTTTATTCATGGAGGCGATGAAAATGAAATACGAAAGAAAATTTATAATTCTTTTTCCACCAATAATGATGTAGTAGTAATAGCTACATATAATTTAGCTTCTACAGGATTGAATATAAAAAGAATATTTAATTTATTTTTAATTGATCCCGGTAAGAGTTTTATACAAATAATACAATCTATAGGTAGAGGGTTACGTAAAGCAGAAGATAAAGAATCGGTAAATGTGTGGGACATAAGTTCAGATTTGAAATTTTCAAAGCGTCATTTATCTGAACGGAAAAAATATTATAGAGAACAAAAATATAATTATTCCGAAAATAAGATTGACTATTGACAACGCAATGAAATTATGTTAGAATAACAAAGATTAGGAGTTTTTAATGATAATTTGTGATGAAAATAACAAATCTATTCATCTTACCGGAGTAGACGATGAAATAATATCTGAATATTTTTGGACATTAGATTTGAATAAAAAAGATTGGTTCTTAAATAAACTTTCTTTATTGGAAGAATGCTATACAAGGGTCTTATCCGTTAAATTTGGCAATACAATATTGGATATTCCTGCTGATTGGTATATTTTGGTATTCTCTAAAGAAACATCAGAAGTAGATATGGTAGAAATTTCAGATTTAACTAGAACTGCATTTAGTGTAGTAACGTATAACCCAAATAAACATTCAATCAATGATATTGATATTAAAGTAATAAATTACAAACAATGGGAAAAAACGTGTTATCCTTCGTTGAATAAGAATAATATGGTATGTTGCGATATTGACGGATTATGGATAATGATAGCTCCTACAGATACTTATAACAAGTATCTTAAAGATACTGTCACGATAGGAAATTTTTTGAATATATAATTAGATAACGAGATTAAAATATGAGTGTTAAGAAAAAAACCAAAAAAAATCAAAAATATACTTTAAATGAATTTAAAACATGGTTAGATGGATATTGTTCAGCACATCCTGATACTTGGTCGCCAACATCTGATCAATGGAAACTTATTAGTGAGAAACTTTTTTCTATTGTAGAAGATGTTAACACTACTGTATATGGCGATTTATCTTTCCATCAGGCGTATGTTCCACCTCCGGCACAATTTTCGCCAGAAGTATTACAATCAATGCCAACAAGTAATGTTAATTTAAGTTTTGATCCGCAGAAACATGCTGGAAAAGAATTTTTCAAGAGCGAACATGACACAAAATCAGAATTTATTTAATAAAGACTCTTTTGAATTAAAAGATAGAACTCTTTGGATAGATGGAGACGTGTCATTAAATACCAGTACATTAGTTAAAATGTTTTTATCATTGGATGAGATAGACAGAAATAAAATATTTGTAAAAGAAATAGATAATGACGTAAAACGATTCAACCAGTTGGTAGATAACAAATTAAAAATAAAAGCACAAATTAAGCCCATAAACAATGAATTCAATATTCCAAAAGAATATAAAAATTTAAATTTAAAAACCGTTTTATTTGACAAATTGTTTGAAGAAACAAGTAATAAAAATTTTTCTTCAGATGAAATAGAAGAACGTATTAATAGAATAATAGTTGAATATAAACTAATATTAGAATTAAATATGGAAATGTTATTTAAGAGTATTATTTTTCTATTAGAACAATTTAAAAATAATATCATAGTATGGGGTGTTGGTAGAGGCAGTTCATGTGCATCATATGCATTATATTTGTTGGGGTTGCATATGGTAGATGCGGTAAAGTATAAACTAGATCAATCTGAATTCTTCAGATTGAAACTAAATAGATAAACAAAAATAAGGATTAATTTAATGGGAAAGGCTAGAAGTTTACGTGGAGAAGAAGTAGATTTTGATCTATTGAAAATCAAAAATTCGATTGCGGATGTTGCTATAACAGACGACGTGAAAAAGCGCGAACGATTCGTTAATGCAAAAAAAAGAAGAAGTTCTAAACGTAAAGTCAATGAAATGGTACATCGAGCAAGTGTAGATGAACAATATAAAGAAAATATCCAAAATTTAAAAGTGGATGAAGAAATTGATACAGATAATACATCTGAAGTAAAGAAACGTAAGGTAAAACACAATGATTCCACAAGCAATTGAAGACGGGATTTTATTTAAATTTGTAGAAGACACCTTGGGCGGCGGATTCCAAAATGCTACTAATTGGGGCTTTGTTATACAAAACAAAACAGATGATCCCAAAGCGTCTAGATGGGCGAAAGTAACGAATGTAGGACCAAAAGTAAAATACGTACAAGTTGGTCAATACATATTAATTGAAAAGCTTATGTGGACAGCAGGATTACGATTTTTGGGCGATTTATTTTGGAAAACTAACGAAAAATATGTAATGTGTGTATCAGATGTTCCACCTTCGTTTTAAATAAATGTTGCTATAAATCTCGGAATGTGCTATAATCTCCTAAAATAGGATATCAGCATGAAAATACATTTATGGGAAATTAAATATCGTCCAAAAATCTTGGGCGATTATATTTTTCAAAACGCTAAACAGCAAGGAATAATAGAAAAATTTATAGAAGAACAGAATATTCCCCATTTATTATTAAACGGTCANCGCGGCACAGGGAAAACTTCTTTAGCATATATGCTTAAATCATTATTAAATATTGATGAATCTGATTTTTTGGTCATTAATGGTTCAGATGAAAATGGTATAAATGTTATTAGAAATAAAATTAAAGGTTTTATCTCCACATTTTCGCATGGGGACTTCAAAGTTGTTTTTAATCGATTGAAGCAGACAGATTGACGCCTGATGCACAACAAGTTATGCGTCATATGATGGAAGAATACGCTGATAATGCACGTTTTATATTGACATGTAATTATGGCAGGAAAATAATTCCGGAATTGAAATCAAGATGTTTTGAATTATTATTTAAATCCATAGATAAAAATTCCATGTTAGAAAGGTTGGCAGTTATTCTTAAAGCTGAAAAAATTAAAGCATCACTAGATAATTTAAATAAAATTGTGGATATGGCATATCCTGATATGCGTAAGGCTGTACAATTATTACAAAATAATTCTAAAAATGGAATATTAAATGAACCTAACGAAATTGATCCCAGTATGGAAACATATTTGGAAATAGTTTCATTAATGGAAAAAAACCAGTATAAAAAGATTCGTGAATGTATTTCCGGTTTAAATAATGATGAATATGAAGAATTGTATAAGTTTTTATATACCTTTTTAGAAGAAATCGGCAAATTTTCTGATGAAACAAAATGGAAACGTGGAATTATTATAATTGCAGATTATCTTGACAGACATATTCGACAGGCAGACCCCGAAATCACAGCATTCGCCATGTTTTTAAAATTGGGAGAAATATAACAATGGAACAAAAATTAGAGAAAAAACAATTAACCTTTATTTCAAATTTCAGAAATAAAAATGAAAAAGCTTCTTGGCTCAGAAAAAAAAGGAATTTAGAAGCATTAGTTAAGGATTTAGATCCTATTCAGCAACAAATTTTAGAATTGAATTATCAAAAAAATAAAATTGTGGACGATATAACTGCAATTCGTAATGAAATGGTTAAAGAGTGTATCCATCCAATCGATTATCTGGTCCATCATGGAACGTATGTTATGTGTAGATTTTGTGAAACCAAATTGCGGTTAGTAAGTAATGAAAACTGAGAATAAAATAGATATTTTTGACGTATTAAAAAACATAGATAATGGCAATATATATTATCTTGATTCATTAACCGAAGATGAAAAAAATAAATTGTCTATGGTGGTACTGTTTAGGTGGATGACTGGAACGGAAAATAGTCAACAAATTCGAGCTTTAGATTCTATAGTAAATCCGTTTTTATACACCTTATCAAATCATAAAGATTTAATTTATAAATTGATGGTCATTGCTTCTTCGGGCACAGAAAAGAGGTATAAATGGATTCCTTTTAAAAAAGGAAAAAATAAACAATTAACCAATAAATTAATTTCGGAATATTACGACTTGAGCAATACTTCTGCAAGTAATTATATTAACATGTTTGATATTGAAACATTAATTGACATGGCGAAAGAATTGGGTTATGATGACAATGAATTGAAGAAAATTAAAAAAGAGAATGACTAATTTTAATTATTACGAATGTAAATATTGTTTAAAAAAATTATCCACAAAAGAAAATTTAGAAAAACATACGTGTCGTAGCAAAGAGCGTTGGGAATTCCTAACTACAAAAAAAGGATACAAATCATTTAACGATTATTCATATTGGCTATCCAAAAAGAAATCATCTGTCCCTCAAAAACAGACTTTTGTAAATTCTAGATTTTTTAATAGTTTTTCGGAATTTCAAGAATTTGTTATAGATAAAGGAATACCCGATAAAAAAATGTATATTGATTATATGAACATTAATAATATTTCTCCGATGCTTTGGAGAATGAAAGAATCATATGATATGTTTATAAATTATTTTGACGAATTTGTTGAAATTGATATAAAGTGTAATTTAACCTTCAAATTATTAGAAGAATTAGCTTCAATATTAGAATGTAAACGCGTCGAAGTTTTTAATCAATTGTTGGCTTCTGAAATTTCTAGATTAATATTCGAGAGGCGATTAACTCCATGGGTATTGTTAGCATCAAAAGAATTTCTTTCGTATATGCATAATTTAAATTCCGTGGAAAATTATAGGTTGTTATATTCGACAATAGACGTGGATGCTTGGAAAAACAAATTCAAAAAAAATTCTGAAAAAGTAAAAAATATCGCCAATAAAGTTAAAGAATTCTTTGACGAAAATGGTAATAAATAATTAAATTGAAATGAGAATTGAATGACTACGATTAATAGAGGATATAGTGTAAAATATACTGATAATACCATTCCAGAAATAAAAATTCCTAGAAGAGTGTTTGTTGAAGATATTTTGGATATTAATCTCATAGGGAAAAGAACATTGGAATATGGAGAAGAATTGAATGAAAATACTCTTCATTTATTGGAACATTTTTCTTGTCCTTCTATAAATGATCAAGAAGACGTTCCAGACCCCGATTTCAAATTATCTTCGGTATTGAATAATCCAACATTGGGACAACTTTGGTATAATAATACTGGAAAATATTTATGTCAATGGAATGGGTATCAATGGGTAAAATTTGTTAGATACGGTGACATTTCCGGAAATAGTGGATTTTTATTTGATGGTGAACACATTCCGATTCCTAAGAATAGATACGGGGAGCCTGCGGATATATCTAATTGTAATATACACGTAAATCCTGCATGGTTTATGGATAGAATCCACAAGTATGAATGTTTTGTCGATTCGGATGGTAAGTTGGACTGTAAATATCTTCCTCAAAACGCTTCACAATGGAAAAGCACATTTGCAACATATATTGTATTATGCGATAGTATAAACAATATTCCTCCAGTAATAACCCCCACTCCTACT